AAATTAATCTTATCAAACATTGCATCTAATTCTGCAAGTTTTTCTCTACACTTTATTTTTGCAAAACCATTACCAGGCGTCTTTTTTTGTTTCTCAAGACGTTTTAACATATTTTCAAAATACTTATAATCTTTTTGTAATTTTGTAATAAAGTCCATTACACATTAACCTTGATATAACTTTTATACATTTTTTTAGCTTCTTTTCTCAAATCAGAAACTGATATTTTTTTATTCATTAATCTATACATACAATCGGTAATCCAATCTTGGGGATCATGTCCTATAAAATGTTCTACTTCTTTATATGATATTTTCTTTTTTAACTTAGTCATAATTCTCTCTCTCTTGTTAACTATATCTATATTATACACTGATTCGTTTTGTATGTCAAGTAAAAAAGAGGGAACTATGTTCCCTCTTGAGCCCTTGTCAGTTGTCATCAAGCTTCGGACACCCACCCTTGATGCAGTAACTTTTATAAGAGTCTTGAGTCCTTGAGTTTACCAAACTTGTAACTCACTCTGTTACCTTCGTCATGTCATTGGTTCTGATCTCCCTCTTTTATTAACTATACTTACAGTATATACTGATTCGTTTACTTTGTCAATACTTTTTGTTATTAAAACAAAAAACCCTCCTAAGAGGGTTTTAGTTTGTCGTGGGTTATTAGATTTAGAGAGAGTGAGAGAGAGGACTAACAATCCCACGACACATGGATTAGACTATCATATCATAATATAAATGTCAATAGTTTTTTAATCCATTAACTCAAAATGTGGCCCATCAATAAATGGGCGTCTGCCTTGTGAACGTCTTAGATCAATATATGCATTCATAGCATCTTCCATTGTTGCATCCCAATCTCGCATATCATCAACGTGCCATGCAGCTCCCCAACGTATTTGTACATCTTCTTGAATAGCTGCTTCTTTCATTGCATCTGCAAGATCATCATAAAGATTCAGTTCCCATGATCCTCTTGAACCCACATAGGCCATGAGGTCAACTGCTTTACCTTCTAGATGTTTACTTTTCATAGTTTGACTTGCGCCTTTCGCTACAAGTTCTTTTTGTTGTGCTTCGGTTCTCATACCTTGAATCACGCCAAAGTCAGTTTTAGTCAATCCTATTGCAGTTTTGACAACTCTTTGCATACGTTCATCAACACCTTCTAGTTTATCTAGTGATCTTTGTGATAATTTAAATGCCATTTTTAACTCCTACTAAAATTATCGTTCCAATTAAACGCTTCTTTGACAACAGCTGCAGATAATCCTTTATACACTTGATGTAATTTTTTATCCTTTACATTTATTACTAACTCTGCTTCTGATTGATGCAATCCTTCAAGTAATTGTATAAACATATCTTCTCGTCTAAATTGTGGTAATGGATCGTTACCGCCTTTTATATAATTATATAATTTTCTTGCTTCTTTTGCAAGAACTGTATGTTCTGTTCCTTCTTCTGATTCATTTGCTTTGTATGGAACATCGCCTTTTGGAAGTTTCCATTCAATATTCGGATCAAAAGAACCTTTTAGTATCATTCTCAATGGTTCAGTATCATTTTCTTTGAGAATTGCAACTTTTTTATCTTTTGTTTTTGCATTGTTTACTTTCTTTAAAACTTCAGAAAGTAATGGTGTGTATGTTTTTATAGCCATATTAAAAATCTCCAATATCGTTCATAAGATTTCTCAATCTTTTTTGTATAAAATAATTTAGTAGATTTGATCTTTCACCTTTTGGTGGTTTACGATACTCAATCATTATTTCTCTTTTCACATCTTTTGGAATACATTCTAAATCAATTAAAGTTTTATTTCTTTGATAGTTTCTTAATTGTTCTGCATTACAAAAATCTTCTGGTTCTTGTTTGGATGTAAGAATTGAATCTTTTCTTTTTTTAGTGAAAGGTTTTTGTCTTAATCCATCAACAAAAGTATTATCTGGTGATAAGATATTTGGAATACTATCGCTTCTATCTCCTACTAATATATGTTCTTTTATATATAGGTAGGGATCAATACCATTAATAAACTTCTTGTTTACTGGGCTATATTGTTTAACAAAGTTATATTTTTGTAATTGTATAAAATCTTTGTCACTTGATAATATTAATACCTTTTCATATTCATCTGGTGTTTTGTTAATATGCATACAGATAGTCGCAATACAATCGTCTGCTTCTGCACCATCAACTTCTATTACTTTGTATGGAAATATTTCTCTAATTTCATCACGAATAGCATTTAGTGTTTCAAATATTAAGTTCCAATCTAGACCAGAGTTAGCTCTGTCTTTTCTTCGATTGCATTTATAATTTGGAAAATAATCTCTTCTCCAATATCTTTTGTTATCATAACATAATACTAATTCTCCAAATTCTTCAAAGAATCTAGATCTATACATTCTTAAAGAGTTGAGAACCATGTGTCTAACAAGGTTCTCATCTACATCATTTTGTCTTTTAGAACCAACTTGCATCATAAGATTACTGATGGTTACTTGATTCATGTCAACTAATATCATAATACATTCCTAGTGTAGTGTTTCTTTATCTGCCCCTAGTTCAGTTGAATGATCTACCACCATAGCCATTAAACTCAAAAATTCTTTTTCAGACAACACTGATTTATATATACGTGTTGCTGTTGCTTGCATTATGCCTGCAATTTCTAATATACTAACATTCTTTTCTGTAACTAACTCTTCAACTACTTTTACAATGCGTGTATGAGCTTCTTCAAATCTTTTTACAGACTTTTCCATCTTACTCTCTTCTCTTGATATTCACCATAGAAATCATCACACCAATCACCATGTTTCAGATAGTATTCACAGTTACGAATATAACCCTCAATACTAGCAACTCTTGCAATTGCACCTTTGATGTTATCTCTTACAGACCTACGTTCTACTGTAAGTAGTTCTTTTTGAGTTTTAATCCACATACGAATATTCTTTAAACATAGAACATGATCATCTGGTAAGTTAAGAACTTCCGTAGCAATATTTTTGTATTGTGGTGGATTTTCTTTCAACCTTTTCTCCCTTGCTTTTGCAAGTCTTTCGGTTGCAGCTATTCTTTGTTCAACCGACATTGGTTTTCTTGGTTTCTTAAATTTTTTCACAGTATTCATTATAACCTCTCCTATAATCTCTCTTCTAATTCTTTTTGCATTTTACGTTTGTATCTACGTATTGCAGCTGCTTTCTCTTTCCTACGTTTCTCACCTCTAGATTGATAGTAAGTTTTCTCACGCAGTTCTTGAATGATACCATCTTTGACAAGACGTTTTCTAAGAACACGCAATGCACCATTTACATCATTGTTCCTAACAGATACTGCCAACCCTTTAGGTTCATCTACTTTATTTGATTTCTTTTTATACTTCATAGTAGTATTTAGACAGATATACCTTTCGCATATTCTTCATGTATGTCAATGATCTTGTATGCTTCAATACAAGCAGCTTCTAAAAGATCATGAGCACCATCCATTGTTTCAAACCCATACTCATCTGCAAAGTCTAATGAAGAAGAAGTTCTGAAGAAATCTCCAAAACCATAGTTCGCAAGACAATTTGCAAGTTCATTAACATTGTTTGAAGAACAAACAATCTCATGGTTACCATTTTCATAATGGTGCAAATCTAATTTACCTTCACTACAACTCAAATATGAAATCATTATTAATACCTTTCTCTCTATTACGAATCATATTAACATTTTTTGCATATGGAGTCAACCCTAAAAACAAAAAAAAGTGCCTCGAAAGACACTTTTTTCTGATAGTGGTAAAAATGTTACAGACCATTTGGTACTATAACATAGTGTATTGATAAGACTACTCCAACTGAAGCTGCAAGTCCAATCATCATTTTAAAGAAGTCTTTTCCAATCAATGGAAAGACAACCTTAAATTTTTCTTTACCAGTAACTGTAGCCATTGCAAGTTCTCTACCACAAAGAAGTCCTACAAATACCCATGTTGTTGACATAGGAATATCATTAAGTTCTTTAAAGAAGTATAGTATTAACCAATACACACCATCAATGATAGTTGCACTTCGTACATATCTAGTGTTGTGTTTTTCCAGAACTATGTTCTGAATTTTACCACCACCTTCTCTAAACATATACCACAAACCAAATACAAAAACTGCACTAATAATAATCATCAAATCCACTGGAATTTGTCTTGGTAAAAATACTGCAATATTCGCCATATCATGTGATAACCAAGTCCACCAGAGAAATCCTGTGGTAAACCATTGACCTACTCTCCAATAAATTTTGTGATTTTCTTTTACAGGTTTTGCTTCGTCTAATATTTTACTAACTCCAATCCAAATAGCATATGCTGCTACAGCTGCAACTGCATATCCCATCATAGATTTCATTAGCATTTTTTCTAGTATAAACGTACTAGCAAAGGCAGATAAAACTAAAAAAGACGTACTCACTGGTACGCCTACTCTTGTTAGTATTAATAATAATGCAGGCGCCATTGCATGATACCATTGTATCTCTTGAAATGGTATTTTGTTAAGTCTACCATATGATATATCACCACCATACATATACCAACCATACCATAACGCCCAAAGAAGAACTGCACTTGCAGCTCCCCACATTATTTTCCAATTAACCTTTTGATTGTTTGATGCGATCCATGTACCCAATGTTTGTACTGAATCATTTGCGATTACTGAATAAGCAGCGAACAGAAATCCGATACCCATCCACAGAGTTATAAGTTCCATTATAATTTCTCCATGTTAAATTAAAAAGGGTAAAGAAACCTCTACCCTTTTTATATAGTTTACCACCATAAACTTGTCACAAAAGTTTTACAATTAATTTGGATTTGGTGCATCTATGCCTGGAAGATACTTAGACATACCTAACAGTTCACCATCAGTAAATTGACCATCAAATGGATCAATTACACCATTGGTAATTGCATCAGCCAAATTATTTGCTGTTATTTTAACTGCTAATGGCATATTTGTCATAGGAGCCATTTTAACCATTCCAGTATCCATACCACCCCAAGTATCTGAAGTTTCCCATGTACCATCTAATGCAGCCTGTATTCTTTTAATATAATAAGGGCCCCAATCATCTATAATAGCAGTAAGTTGGGTATTAGGAGCAAACTTAATCATATCAGAAGCTTGACCAAACGCCTTAATACCTTTCTTTTCAGCAACTTGTAATGCAGCTGTTGAATCTGTATGTTGAGTGATAATATCAGCTCCTTGATTAATTAGTACTTCAGCAGCATCACCTTCTTTAGCTGGATCATACCAAGTATTAACCCATACAACATCTATGTCAAAATCTGGATTTACAGAAGCTGCACCTAAGTAAAATGCATTAATACCACGAATAACTTCTGGAATTGGAAAGGATGCAATATACCCTGCTTTACCCTTTTCACTCATCATTCCAGCGATTACACCTTGTATATACCTTCCTTGATAAAACTTAGAAGAATACACTGACATATTTTCAGAAGTTTTATATCCAGTTGCGTGTTCAAACTTTACGTCTGGAAATTTCTCTGCGACATTTAACATTTGTTCCATATATCCAAATGATGTTGCAAATATAATATCAACGCCTTGCATAGCCATTTGCGTCATAACTCTTTCTGCATCAGGCCCGTATTTGACATTTTCAACATAAGTTGTTGTTATATCATCACCGAAATGTTCTTCAGCTGTAATTCTTCCTTGGTCGTGCATATATGTCCAACCATGATCTCCAACTGGCCCAACATATATAAATCCAACTTGTATTTTGTCTGCATATGCAGAAGATACACTTAATGATAATAATAGTACTGATAAAATTTTAAACAGTTTCATTTTCTACCTTTCTTTGTTATGGGTGTTCTTTAACTAAAATGCTTCACCCTTTTTGATGTATTTTCATAAAATATTCAGCGTCAACTACTACGAGAGGAGTCTTGCCGTTTTTCTTCATAACAACTATAGGTTCATAGTTATTACTATTTTCACACGCCTGAGAATAAGCATCCCAGACATTTAGTTTCTCCACGTTCTTGCATTCTATAGAATATGGGAATTTCTTTCTCGCATCACGAGCCATGATTAAATCTTCACCACCAGCTCCCATTGAACGAGATTCTATATCTTCTGGATGTACGTCAAGTTCTTCTATTAACCTATCACGTACCCATTGTTGTAATCTTCTACCTTTTGCTTTTGCACTTTGTGTTTTCATAGTTAATCATCACTATCGTAGTATTCCTCATCATACATAATATCTTCATCATTATCTATAAGTTCTTCTCCACAAAAAGGACAATATGTAATATTGTAATATTTCTCTTCCATGTCATATTGAATTGTATACTCTACATCACATGATTCACAAACTATTAGTTTTTTCATCTCATGATACTCTATTGCCTCTTAAAGCAAAGAATAAACCACCTACCCAAAGAAATACGTGTAGGTTATCATACAACAAAACATCTATAAAACTTTCAGGCTCTCCTATCCATATCACACCTGTCATAATACAACACATAGTGATACCACTAAATCTTGTAACTATGTCACCGATCCAATCTTGCATTTCAGTATACATCCATGCAGATGTTAGTATACCACCGATTAATAAACCTATTCCAGATAAAAATTCACCATAGGATACAAACCACCATACTAATACAGATAAATCATATGATGCAGCTTCATCTGCATCAACTGGTATTTTCATCCAACCTTGTTGAATAAAAACTATTGCTAAAGGTATTCTTAATAACCAATGACTTAAATAAAAATCTGGTATTTTTTTAAAAAATTTATTCATGTTCTCCGCCTGGATCTTTAGGATCTAGTCTTAAAGTCTTTCCATCTATTACCATAGTTTGTCTTGCTCTTGGATAACTATGATAACCTTCTCTTAATTTAAATACAGTTTTATTAATAGATTCTGGTCTTTTATCTGCTTCATTAAAAACAACTGCTGTTATCATAATACCACTGATCAATACAATGTGTGCAATTGCACTTATACCAAATATACCTACACTACCAATCATAACTGCAAATATTCCACTCCACATAAATGCTAATATTAAAAATAACATATGTGCTACTTGTGGGTGTAATTTTCTTAATGGTGAATGTTCTATTGTCATTACACCTTTCCAACCAAATTTGAATATTTCATATATTGCATATGGTGGGAATGCTTTCCAACTATTTTTCATATTTCACAGCCTCCTGCTGTACACGCTAATTCTTGAGAACTTGTTGTCATATCTTGTTTCTCATATTCTCCTAGTAAATTCCAATCAACACCTTTAGGCATATTATTCAATGTGTCTTTATATTGTTTTTCGTCACAATCTTGATATGGTGCTTGTTTATATGTATGTTCCGAAAATGGTAGGAAACTCACACCAGACATATAATCAAAGTGGTCATAAACCCATGCACCAACTTCTAACCATTCATGTTCCTTTACAGATATAGTTACAGATGGTTTATGTTCACACCAATGCTTCTGATAAATTAACCACAATTCTAATTGTTGTATTGCAGACATATCAGTTCTGAATACTGCATTTTTATCTACCTTCATAGGAAAAGAAAATACTGACGTATGATTTGGATTCATAACATCATCTTCTACAGGAAATCCAGAGTCTACCATCATCTGTGTAAGTGGATCTTTCTTGTCACCTCTTACAGTTCTAATATAATAAGGATTATGTCTTGCATGAATACCAGAAGCTGCATCAACTAATTGTGAAACTGTACCAGAGGGTTTCACACAAGTAATTGCAGTTGCTTGATTTATACCTAACTTCTTAGACCATATTTTATTTGTTTCTACTGCAACTTCTCTAAGTTCATCTAATAAACCCTCAAGACTAGATGAATTTTTTTTGCCATTTGTTAAAGGATTATCCATGATGCCTGTAAGTGATACACCAAGTAATCTTTCCTCTGAACAATTCTTTTTCCACATATTAGAAACATACTTAAAGTTAGTAAGTGTAGATTGAAATGTACCAAGTATAGTTGCAAGTCTAACTTTCTCTATCAGACTTTCTCTTGTATCAGTTGCTCTAATAACAGATTCACTTAAATTACAAAATTCTCTATCTCTTAGTATGATTTCAGAACATGGGTTTGTACCAAACTCATGTCCATCAATAGTTCTTCTACCATTCTTTTCAGCCATCTTGTTTGCAGATGCACGATTAAAAATACCTCTTTCACCAGACTTTGAATCATAAAGTGATTTCCATTCGTCCATAAAGATACCAATATCTGGTTTCTCTGTATAACACGCAGAGTTATTTGCAAGTGCTCTCTGACCATGATGTTCCCACCATTGACCAGATTTTGCATGACGCATCCGATCATCAGATAAATTAGATAGTGAGATAAGAGCAGATCTTCTTACACCACCTACAACCACAATCTCGGCAATCTTACACACTATATCGTGACATTCTATTGATGATAGTTTTCTACTTTTTGCATTTGTAAATGTTTTCTCAACAAATCTAAATAAACTATCTAGTGGTTCTGGGCCTGATGCACGACCACCAAATGTTTTAAGTGGTGTTCCTGCTGGTCTAACCTTTGATAAATCCCATTTTGGTATCTGACCAATATACAACATACCTATAAGTTCTTTGAGTGCTTTTGCCCAACCTAGTTTACTATCTGCAACTTGTATCATTGTATCAGAATGATAAAACTCCTCTGCAATAATAGGAAGTTTTGCAGTGAACTGTCTTTCTACAGAAAAACCAACACCAGTACCATTCATCAACACATAAAGTATTTCATCAAAAGCTGCAACTCTATCAACTGCAACATAAGAACAATTATACCCAGCAATATTTTCTCTTTTCAATGCTTCACCAGCGGTCATCAAACATCTCATAGAAGGCATTACTTTAATATCTAATACTGCTTCCTCTAATTCTTTTCTTGTTTTATTATCTAAATCATAGTCGCACATTTCTTTTAAATGTTCAGTAAAAAAATCAAAGTATCTTTCGATAGTTTCACTCCATGTTTCTCTGCGTCCTTTGTCTGGTAACCATCTAGAGTATCTAGATAGGTGAATAAATTGTTGATATTGTGTTGGTAGTTGATTAGACATTTACTTTTCTCCACATTGAAAACTGCATCAAGGCCGTAGTACCTTGATAGGTATTATTGTCAATTATTGTTTTTATTTCTTCTTTTGTTTTTCCAGATAAAATCATTTCATTAATATCTTTTTCAATAACAGTATCAGGCCACAAAACGACTTTGTAACCATTAACTATAAACTTTTTTATTTGTTTACAGACTTCTCTGTTTCTAGGTTCGTTATCTGGAACAAGGACAGAATTGTTTTTATATTTCTTAATACGTAAATCACCTTGAGCAACTGCAATACAGTTGTCAACGAAAAGACTATCAAAGGGGCCTTCAACAATATATATATTCTTTTCTTCATCTATCCTATCCATTCCATATATTTTAGAACAATGCTTGTTCAAAATTACTGTTAGATACTTAGGTATCTCTTTTCCAAATGCTCTTCCTTGATACCCTATAATATCTCCATCTTTATCCCTAAAAGGAATTATTATTCTAGGATGGTCACCATCCAAAGAGGGAAACTTATTCTCTATATGTTTGTTAGAGAAACCAAAGAAATTTGGACAGTAATATATATCATTCCAATATTCTCTAGGTATCAATCTTCGTGACAAAAAGTCAACAGCTGGGTGACTTTTTTCAAGATTCTCAAAACTTTTTAAATCAAATTTTGTTTTGAATTTTGGTTGTTTAAATTCATATTGTTCTTTTGGTACTGACTTACCAGTGTAGTTCTGACCATACCCTTCTTTATATCTTTCTAGACGATATTCACTGAAAAGGTTTGTATCCATGAACTCAATGAGTTTAGGTAAAGTAGTTCCCATAGAACAGTTATGGCATTTATAGAACAATTCAGTTTTTGTTCTATAGATAAACCCTCTGGCCTTCTTTGTATTTCTTTGAGAATCACCACAATAAGGACAAGAGAAATTCCACAGATAATCACTTTTTTTTGTGAAGTTTCTAAGTCTTGGTGATATTAAAGATATGTATTTACTGTCAATGTAATTCATTACTTTTCATAATATATAATTCAAACTGATTTGTCAATAGATATTAAACATTTATCGTAATTACTTTCTGTATAATAAATCCTAAAACAATAGATCCACCGATAATTAACCATCTCCATTTTTCTAAGACACCGACACGATTAGACATATCTTGTCGCATCTTTTGAAATTCTTCCACGAGTCTACGTTCCATCTCATTCATTGCTAGATGGGTTTCTTTTGTGTTAGTGGTAATGCGAGAGTGTAATTCTTGTACACTATCTCTAAATTCTTTTTCTTGTTGTTCCAAATTTTCTTCCTGGCGTATTAGTTTTTCTTCATGCACAGCCATTATAGTATGTAAAGAAGAAGATACATCTGCAATCTTTTCTATTGCAGAATCAAGTCTATGGTGTATTTGTTTCATGTCGTTTACTTCTCTTTTGAGAAGTGCAACTTCTGTTTCTACACTCTTACTATTCACCATCTTTTTCACTTTCTCCATGCACCTCTAATATATGCAATCTTCGTTCCAGTTCTTCAATTTTTCTAGCAATTTTTGGATTTACTTTTTTCCACGCATCATCTGGTTGATCAAACCATGTCCAACCATAACGATCTCTAACAAAATCTAATATCTTATCAAATTGTGAATAGACCCATAGACCTATTCTTGTATCTCTCATGTATGCAATAAACAATGCACCAAATATAGAACCACCAATACCTGTGTAAATCCACAACCTGTCGTTCACCATTCTCTCTATCATATCCCACATTATTTATTTTCCTTGGTATAGTCTATATAAAAATTCATACCATGATCTATTGTTCCATCAAATGGGTGTAACTTTTTTATTGCAGCCCATCTACCACGCATCTTATCTTTTAACCTTTGCCACAATGTCATAGTTCTTATCTGTCCATAATAATTAATATATACAAGAAATCCATGATGTTTATATCCCATCAAAAATAATGGTACTCTTGTAACTATGTCATTATTATTAACGATACGATAATGTAAAGTTTTAATATTTTTTACAAATCTTCGTGTTCCAACTCTAGGTGATCCAAATGTTGTTAATTGACTTACATGACAGTATTCTTCAAACCTTGACGTTGCAATTGTAGCCATAGCTGCACCTAGAGAATGTCCAGTTATATAAAACTTTTTATCTTGATGTTTTTGTTGGTGATTGTTAATTGCATCCCACAACTTATCCACTTCACCTTTAAACCCAGCGTGTACTAATCCATTAGTCATAGAACCTCTAGGCCACGCTTTTAAATCTGCAAATATATCAGATATTTCTTTTGGTTCTGTACCTCTAAAACATAGACAATATTCTTCATCATTCCATACTGCATGACATTGAGCACCATCAACATCAAAATATTTGTGTCCAGTGTATCCTAGTTTTTGAAAATTTGATTTAGAATTTTTACCTTTGTATGCCAGTTGTGACAACTGAGCCATAAGGTTAATTTTTTCCAGGCTGTATGACATTTTGAATAGTATCTCCATCTTCTGTATTATCCTCTCTTGGTGTAACCGCTTTTTCGTAGTATAGAATAATTTGATTTTGTTCTTCTATAAATCTTTTAATCTCTTCAAAATTAAGTGCAAGAGATTCAAAACTACTAGCGGTCATTGCATATAATACAAACTCTCCTTGTGTGTCTTTGATACGACTAATAACATCTTCTAAATTATTTTCTGTGACTACAACAATGTCAGCGTCTTTCATTTTAACTGGATTTGGACGATTAACAATCTGTATTATAGGAGCAGGAATTTCTACTGTTTCAACTACTGTAGGTACTGTTACAATTTCTTTCTCACGAAAACTACTGCAAGCACTTATCATCAGTAACACAACTAATGTCACCAAAAAATATGTCAACTTCTTCATTTATTTTTTCCTCACTTGCTTTTGGATTTGCAAGGCTATTCTTTATTATATCTGTATTCGCAAGCAATTTCGATATTTCTTTATTTGCGTCCTGTACTTTTTTGAGATTTGTATTCAATTCGGTATTTAATTCTTGTTGTTTCTTTACTTCTGCTTTAAAATCTTCTATTTCTTTTTTTACAGTTTTACGATATTCTTCAAATTGTACTGTTACTTGTTTGTTTACTGTTTCAAGTGTTGCATTATTTGTTCTCAAAACAGAAATAGTTTGTTGGGTTGTGTCATAGTAATACTTGGCCCCATACGCTACAGAGCCAAGTATCAACATTATTATTATAGTAATATATACACGAAACATGATTACCCTTTGATCTTTTTAGTAACCCATAATACAAGTGCATACACTACTAGACCATAAAGAGTTGCAACTCCAATATCTAATAAGTGTTCACGCATATGATATATAAACTCTATACCAGCTTGAACATCACCCATACCTTCATTAATTGTTTTTGAACCATTTATGGTTTGTTCTATTTCCATTATTCAGATTTCCAAATAGTCCATAAACCCCACGCAATGGCAGCACCAGCTGCAATCTTAGCGAGTGGTGTCATGAATAGAACTAGTAGACCCATTGCAACACAAACTGCACCATCCCACGTAGTTCTTTCTGATATTCTATTTTTAATCCAAGTAATCATAATGTTCTCCTTATATTATCGCTTTTGCCAAATTTCATATAGAATCCACACAGCGATTAAACCAATAATACCTTGTGAACCTAGTCCAGACATAATATTACTTATATTGGTAATCACAGACATTTCGGAAGGCATGAATGGTATAGCACCCAAACCTAACACTTCTAAAATAATTGCAAGAGCAGCGAGTGAAACACCTAGATTAGCTAGTCCACCAGCCCATTCTCTTACTTTATTTAATATTTCCATATTACTTTCTCCTTTAGAATGATAGTTTAGGATTTGGAGTTCCAAAGTTCTTTTTTCTCATAACAGTTTTTGCTACCAAATCCAGTTCTTTTCCATCCCACTTTAACACAAACGGAACATTGATATCTGTTTGCATATCGTTGAGCACAGCTTCAGCATCAGGCCCAAGTTGTGCTATTTTCTTGCCGTGTTTTTTGTATGATTGTCTAAACATACGTATCAACTCTGCAACTGTAATTTGTGTTTTGTTGCGAACATCATTAACACGATCCAGAAAATGCCGTGTAAACTCAACATCAATACCGACAGATTTATACAATCTATCTGCATATTTCTCTACTGAGTCTAAATCTTTTTTGGATACTTTTGCGTCAGATGTAGACGCATTTAAATCTGCAATAGGTTTAAAATTACCTAAAGCATAGGAATAAGACACCTCTTTAAGAAAATCTTTAAATGTTTTCATTACTTTATTTTTGAAAGTGCAAAATCAGCTACTCGCATAAACTGAACCTTATTTCCATTTACCATCTTTTTCATTTTTTCTTGATTAGATTTATTAATCAAGTCAAAAACTTTTGTAATTGCAGATGCAGTAAACATATCAACTTTCAAAGAACCATCTTTAAACTTTATTGTTTTATGTTGTTTATTTTTTACAATATTTTTAAGAATATCTATATTATCTTCTGCAAGTAAATATTCATTTTCAAAGTTTAAAGTATTCTCTTGCACTTTTTTTGCAAGTTTTGATTCTCTTTTTGATCTTAGAGTTTCTATTCTTTTCATAAAAGATTTTGCTTCTTTAGTTCTACCATCATATGGTTTCTTTTTTCTTTTAACTATAACTGTAGAAGAATCATCTCCAGTTCCAGCAACAGCAGTTCCAGTTGCGTTAGTTGGTGCATCTTCTGATTGTATCCCTAATTTTGGATCATCATAGAACCTTTTCATTAAATCGTCAAAACTTATACTCATAATAGATCCCCTAATTGTAATTCTTTTATATCTTCTGCACTTACAAATATTTTTTGTTTCGTTTTTTTATGTATAACAGGAAAAACATCAACTCCTAGTATTGTATCAGAGGGTGAAAGATCTTCAAAGGCTTCAACTTCATCACCTTCTAATGCATCTATTTCATCTTCCTCATCATCTCCTGTTACGATAACATCTTGTGTAAGTAAATAAATTCCTTTTGATAGTTTACCATTATCTAATGTTACTTCTTCTGAAATATCATCATCTAAATCAATATTGTTTTCTTTAAGATACTTCATAAACTCTTTTTCAAACATCTCTGGATCTTCTATATGTTCTTTAAAAGTATCTTTTAGTAAGAATAGAGCAGCTGCATATGTACCTAACTTTGTTCTTAAACCTGGCACCTTTTGAAATATTTTCTTAATGTTAAAAACAAGTTTATGTAAAACTGTATATGCATTTTGTTCTACAGCTTTATACAATCTCTTTTTTGTTCTGACTCCTTTTTCATCAATGATGCCTAATTTAAAAGCATCTGTTTTTTCAAAAGGTGTAACCAATAGTTTAATAAACCTATAAGTTACAAATAAATCAATCGCTCTACCCATTATAGTTTCTCTAACACTTTCTTTACCTTTAGATCTTCTTCTATCTCTTTAAGTTCATTATCAGAAATCATATTTAAAAATTTCATAAATGTTTTGACAACACCCCAAAATTCACGTTCAATTTTAAATAATAATAAAGTAGACCCAGCGTCTGCACCAAAAACATTATATATAACAGTTATATGGTTTAATATAAGTCTTTCTTTTAGTTCACCAGTTTCATCATACTTTCTTAATAATCGTTTAATGTACTTGAATCGTTTCATATCATCATGAAATTCGTATTCACCTTCACATTGTGGATTATCGTAATGTCTGATTGCAAACATTAAGATGTTTTCATTCGTTAATTTTTCATACATAATATAATTATATTAAACTATTTTAGCCTTTATAAAATGAGTTCCAGATTCTGTTTTTACATGATCAATCTGCAATGATAATCCACCTTCTATCTTATGTGAAATACCATCATCATCTGCACTTATATCGTCACCATTTTCTTCTTTACCAGACCTAGCGTACTGTGATAATGGTAAAGACATTTTACCACCATCTTCTGATAAGTCAACATCGCCAAACGAAATATGTAATCTTGAAAGTCTTTCTCTTAATTTACTAATGGCGTGTTCTGCAACTAAATGTTCCATACTACCCATCACACCAAGAAATGCATTAATTCTTTCAATGACTTCTGGATTAGCTAGGTTACCCATACCATAAGAGAAATCACTATCTGCATTCACTTGACCATCAGTAGTCTTAGCTCCTTCAGAAATGTATTGATTAAATCTTTTCATTTTAATCTTCCTCTTCATTGTGCTCATGTGGTTTGTCACCACCTTTATGTGAATGTTCCACACCATTATCATGTGTATGTAACATTGGATCTTTTTTCTTATGAAGTTTTACAACATTAGGATTTTCCTGTAATATTTCCTGTAAAACTTCAGAACTTTCAGATATGGGTTTACCATTTGCACCATATCTGATAGGATCTATAGGAGATTTTTTCATGATTTACTCTCCTATGATAATGATGCGCCGAGATTTGATACAATGTACCATTTATCTGTGACCCAAACACAAACAATAGCTTCTCCAGCTGCATCAAATACTGCTTGATTATTACTAGCAAGTGCAGAAGTAATTGTTAAAGTATATGTTTTACTACCAGAACGTGCTTTACATATGATAACTTTTACTTGTCCATTATTTGTACCATTTGCAAGTGTACCAGTTATATTACCAGCTGCCGTATCTAAATCAATTAAACTAATTGAATTTGTTACATCTGGATTTGCACTAGTAGTAATGTCTGCTTGTATTCCACCTAATGTAATAAATGTAGGTATATTATTAAAAAGATTTGCAATTGTCATCTTTTTATTAATTGGATTACCAGAAGGATCATCTATTACGTGCAGTAAATCTGCACCAGTAATAGTTGAACCGATATCTGTTAACGCAGTTATTTTCTTATCAGCCATTTTTATCTCCTATATTTTAAACCCTCAACTCAATGCAGTAGTTACTGCACTATTGTCTTGCGAGGGGATGCTACTGACGTTATTCGCCCCACTTAATTGTTCAATAAACGAGTCACATTGTTGTATTGCACCATTGAGTGCATTGTGTTGAGCCGTCAACTGAATCTTCATTCTCTCTGTTTGTTCCAACTGTTTCTGAACTTGTTTCATATCAGTTTGCAACATTTCTTTTCTTTTTTCAATATCATCAACACTTAAAGTGTTACCATTCTTTTTCATAATTATCCTTAATTATTTATTATGTAACTACTGACATACTAGCAGTATTTGTTGGAACTGCAACACTAGAGTTTATAACTGTTCCAGCATCTCTTATATGTTCACCACTTGCTTTTGTAATATTTTGGGCTGCAACACTAAGAGTATTTCCAGCACCAGTAGCAGCTGCACCCCCACTTAGAGCTATTCTAAACACAAGTCTATTAGTACCAGTACCAGAATTATATACAGTATTTAATGTTGCTGAACCACCACCAGTTTGATTATTTGTCACAACAAGTACTGGAGTTCCAACAACATCTACTTTTTCATTATAGGTAACTCTTACCTCTATATTACCACCAGCTGCTTTACTAAATGTTTTTGTAACAAATGCAATTCTAGTAATGTCTGCACTAACTACTGAAGTAGATAGTCCACCAATTGCACAAAGAACTTCTTCTTGTCCTTTACCATCTAATTTTACCCAACCTCTGTCAGTTGCAAAGGTTGTATCTTTTTCGTCAGTTGTAAGCCACTTTGGTTTGGCTTCATCTGCATCTGTATTTCCCCATAGGGCCATATCATTTCTCCTTCTCTAAGAATTTACTCTTCTATTTATCTATTTCTCAATCTTGTCTTTTGGAGATGTTTCAACCTTAGACATTGGTTTGCCTGTCATGGTCTTTTTACCATTCTTAGGTTCTTCCTCATCTTCATCATCCATTTCTTCTTCATTTTTTACCTTTGCAGACTTTTCCCACATTTTTGTGATTTGATTTGCAGCTCTTTGAATTAATGTTTCATTCTGTTCTTTAACTGCTTTTGATATTGCTTTACGTCTTTTGTGTAAATATTTGTCTGTAGAATCAGTATCACCATCATTGTCAATATCTTTATCTTTACGATCTTTAAATTTCTTTTTGACAGCATCTGGATTTACTGGATCTAGTTTATCTTCATCTGTAAGTTTCTTTTCTTGAGTCATTACTTTTGGTTTAAACTTTTTCATAACTTCTTTGTGATACTTGGTCATATCTTTGTTACCAGCATCCACCATAAGTTCTCCATTACTAATGTTATCATCATTCACATCAAAAGTCATTAGTTGGATACCCCCAAAGTATGACTTAGCAGAACTTGCATCCTTAGAATTTTTAAATTTATATTCTACATACTCAATCTTTTCTGCAATTGTTTCAGAGTGTGAAGGCGACATCGCCTCAAGCACAGCCTGTTCTAAACTATCTTTTTTAGTTTCAAAGTACTTGGGCATTTATTTCTCCTGTGTATTCAATTTATTAATGGTTTCAGTTGCTTTCGCAATCTGTAGTTGTAATTGTGCGATACGTGTTTTCTTTTTATCATCACGCATCTGATCTACTTGTTTCGCAGTATCTGGTTTATCTGGTTCTTCTTCCTCTGCGACTTTCTTTGCAGTTGCAGTTGCAATCGCCATCTTCTTATCCATAGGCATATCTGGATCATCTTTTTCTATAGCCTTTGCGATCTCTTCTCTTTTCTTCATCTCTGCATCTGTAAGTTTCTTTTCTTGCATCTTACCTTTTTGAACATCAACACTAGGTTCAATACCTTTGTCGTTTAGATGTTTCATAAACTTAACAAGGTTTGCACCTTTACCACCAAGTCTAACTTTACCTTTAGTTTGTAAGTCTTTCATAGCTTGTGGTGCGTTGTATATTGTAAGACCTAATTTTTTGGACATTTGAAGAACTGCATTGTAAAGACCTTTTGGATTTTTAGAATAATCCAAATCTACAATCATTGCATCTTCATCAAGTTCAATTTCTTCTTTGTACATATTTAATTCAAATGGTTTTGATCCACCTTTGTTATATACTTGAATTTGTAAAGTTCCACCCTTACCCTTTAACCTATACTTATTAGTTTTACCATCAGAAGGTTTTTTCGGGCCAGTTGCAACCTTATCATCAATTTCTTTTGGATCAACTGCAATACCCATTTTACTTTTTGCATAGTCTACAGCGTGTTTCATTGCATCTGAAAAAGACTTATGATACAAATCATACTTCTCATCAACTGTTTGTCCTGGCGTCATATTTTTTGTATGATCAGCATATTCTTTTGTTCCTATTTCATAGACCTCTGCCATTAGTTTATCATGATTGTCAATTGCATATTTATTAGCATCTTCTTCATTATCAAACTCTTTTGCAACACTACCATCTGCATTATATACACAATACTTGTCACCTTTTTTCTTAACATGATCAGTTGGATTCATTTCATCAAGTTCAACTTTTTCTGCCATATCGTAGTACTTACGAATAATTGCATCTCTTTCTTTTTGATCTTTATGTTCAATAGATCCAGCTCTATTATGTCTTTTATTAATGTCTTGAACTGTTTTAATTTCTTTAGGAGTACCAAAAGATTGTGCAAGTTTGAGTGCAACCATTCCATGTTCATTGCCATCTTCTAACTTATCAATTTCTCGTTTGGATACTTTCTTTTTCTCTTGAAGTTCATGTGCAGTTACTGTCCACTCTAAAACCTCTTGATATGAGTCTGTTATTGTTTTTCCATATTTTCTCATTTTATTTTCCTCTAATTTTAGAATGGACTAAGTCTTGTTGCGATTGCATCGCCATTAACAGTTAACGATACACTTTCTGAACTTGCATCAATTATTTTGTTACTATGTTGAGCAGTTAAAAGTTTAGTATTTGTTACAGCAGTTAATGCACTTGTAGGCGGTGTTATTTGTCCTATAAATGGATGTATTCCAGTAGCTGGGTGATAAACACTTCCAGTAGCTGCAGCTACATTTCCAGGCGATGTTATAGTCAGACTATTAGAACTTGCATCAGTAATACTACCAGAACTATTTTGACAAGTTAATAATTGACAGTTTGTAATATTAGTTAATGGTGACCAAGGCACGATAAAGTCACCAGTATAAACTTTAGCTTTAGTTATTCTAACATTTGAAATATAACGATAAGCTGTATTTTTAATTGCACCACTGTACCATCTTCCACCTATAATTACTGTATCTTCTGTATATGTATATGCAGTGCTTCTTGATCCAGTATTAGGATCAGCAACACCATTGATATACGTAGTTTGAGTATTTGCTGTTCCATCATTAACAACTGCAACATGATGCCAACCATTTGTTGTTATTTGTGTAGCACTAGTATAACCAGCTCCTGTTTGATTTCCTTCTACTATAACATTACCACTTGCGTTCATATATATAGATAAAGAACCATTATCTTTTCCAACTTGAACAAGACCCATTAGAAAAACGTGAGAACCTTTAAAATAACATTCCACTGTCCAATCATCAGTGCCTAAGGCAGGCATACTAGCAGCAAGAAGAGCATCATTACCACCATTAGGAAAATTAGATGAACCACCAGTACTATAACCACTAGCAGTATAAGGAGATGAACCAACAATATATCTGAAATTTGAAATATAACCATACATACTAGATGCAGTACTACCATATGCACCAAGAGAAAAATGTGTTGATGTTGAATAATCGGTTGTATCATTTTCTATTTTAAGAACACCTTTACCACCAACAAATAACCTTAAAAGTGTACCTGTTCTTATGTATGCAACATGAGTCCAAGAATTAGTTGGAGGGGCAAGAGCAGGATTGTTTATGAAATCATAAGTCACATCATAAGTGCCTGCGTAAAGATGAAGCCACCTATTAAAATTTCCAGTACCTGTTCCGCCGCCTTGATAGTTAAATCCAATTCCACTATTTGTATGAGTACTACTCATAGCAGTAGGACGAATATGTACCATACCATTATACGTACTATTATATAAACCATTAGTAATTGGTTTAACAAACAATTCCATTACAAAATCACCAGTTCCTGCTCCTGCTACTGTGCCCGATATCCAATCAGTAGTTCCATCAAAATATATTGAACCACCAGAACCTTGTAAAAATGGAGTAGCATAACTATGAGCAACATCACCTGTTTTAGTTACAGTTTTTCCAGTAACATCTGATGTAGTGGCTCCGCCAGATGGTGGTTCAGATTCAGTTAATGTTAATAGTTTTGTATTTGTTATATTAGTTAATTTACTAGTTGGTACAGTAAATACTGGAAATGGCCCAGATGCATTCGCAGCTGCATTTCCATTTGCTGCTATTGAATGATTACTTGAACTTGCATCATTGATAGAACCACTACTATTTTGACAAGTTAACAATTTAGTATTTGAAACTGCTGTAAGTGCGCTAGTTGGTGGAGTAAAGTTACTAGTATAAAGAGCAGTACCTTTTACAACCCTAACATTACTTATGTTTCCTTCCCATACATATTGTCCTGTAGCATAAGCACCTAAAGAAACACCAATAGAAGCTGGAACTCCTAAAGCGTTACTTGATGAGCTACTTGCTGCCTGAATGCCGTTAATAAAGAGCCGAAAAGTATTTCCAGATCTAGTGATTGCATAATGATAAAATGTATTTAGTACAACTGAAGTGCCATTATAACCTGTAATAGCAGTGTCTGCATTTAATTTTCCAAAGTATCCTGGCGAACCATCTCCAGTTGTACTAAGAAAAACTTCTGGCCTACCACTAACCAAGTAAAATTGAATTGCAAGATTATTAGAATAAATACAACTATAGCCTGGGAAAGAACTGCCTGTATATTTAGCAAACATTTCTACTGTAAAATCTCCAGAGCCAAACTCTAAATCTGTAGTTTTAGATATACTAAGGTAATCTCCTGTTCCGTCAAAGACAGTGCTATTACCACTGCTGCCTGGAGTGTAAACAGCAGATCCTTTAACAATTCTTGCATTTGAAATATAACCATTCCAAGTTCCTCCAGTTGAACTTGTTACTCCCCCACCAATTGTTAAAGGTGAAGATGGATTATTGAAATCGTTATTATTACTAACAGAAAAATCTTCAACGCCGTTTATGTATTGTTTTATAGTTCCGCTGGATCTTTGTAGAACAGCATGATACCACTTATTTAAATCTAAAGTTATTGATCCTGTATGACTAGTCATGGTTGTTCCACCATGTAAAGTATAAAAATTTAAGTTACTACCAACTGTTTCCCAAACAAAAGAATTATTTGCATTAGCACCATTATTAGGCCATTGACCCATAATAGCATTGAATCCGTTAGCAAAAGATTTAGAATAAATAAATGCTTCCAGTGTAAAATCACCAGTTCCAAAATACCAATCATCACTGTCTGCTAATGTTAGCTTATCACCAGTTCCATCAAAGAAAAATGAAGTAGAAACAGTAAATTGTAAAGTAAATGAAGATGCACTTGAATTTGCAGTATTAACGCCATCAGTTACAGAAAATGTAATTGCAAATGTACCAGCATGGGCTGAATTGGTACTAGGCGTAACTTTAAAAAATCTGTTATTACTATAAGTATTAGCGGCT